CCATGTTTGATCTTTTTCAATCATTATAGGTTCTTTATTTAATGCTGTAGCATCAGGGAATAATTTACCAATATCTGTAATATTGTTTATAGCAGCGTGTTCAATAACGCTCTCTCTTAAAGATCCAACTTTTTTAGCATCAGTTAGAGCACTAGCTAGTATTTCTGAGTGTGCTAATACTTCATCATTATCATCATTATCAAATACATTATGTTTCATATTTTCCTCTCCTTCATCATAATCTTCTTCATCATCCACATTATTTTGGGCATCTTCAACAGCTTGTCCGATGATAGCATAAACTGCTTCTTTTTGTTCTTCATTTAAAGTATCAAATACTTCTTGAACTGTTTTTTCATTATCTTCTGAATCAGCATGTTGTAATTCTTTCTCTTTGTCCATGTTAATTTTATCCTCCTTTTTATTATTTTCAGAATCTAGTGATTCTTTATTACCTTCCTCAGATTTTTTATCTGATTTATCGGTCAATTGAATTTGTTCGTCAGTGTATATAACTACCTCTTCTTCAGCATCAGCACCATCACCATGAACTATAATTGAGTCAATATATGCTCCGGGATTTGCTCCGGCTAAAACCAAACTAACTTCTCTTATGCATCCATGCATAACATTATTCATTTGAGTTTTTAATTTATTAGCATATATAGACAATTTATCAACATCACCATTATGTACTAATGCTTTTGCTGTTTGTCCAGACTCAGTATCATTAAATTTACAATATGCATAAACACCATCTTCTCTATTTTCTAATAATGCATGTCCAAGAACTTCACTTGGATCATTATGTTGATGATTCCAAACTAATGGTACTTTTTGTCCATCATTTTGTTTAAATGCGTCTTTTAAAATAGTTCTACCATCTGAACATTTTATATTATTTCTAGTAGCCCATCCACCAAAATCATAATCATTATTCAAACTGATTCCCTCCTTCCATATCATAATCATAATCATAGTCATTAACACCATTACCTAAACCACCAGGTGGTGGAACACCATTACTTTGATTTAAATTACTATTAATTAACATATCAGCTCTAGGATCATCTGATGGTTTTCTGCCAACGATACCTCTTAATTCATTAGAAGACAATATCTCATTTCTAGTAAATTTATCAGCAACATCTGCTAATTTCTCTACTGGAACTAATTTAAATGGATCTCTAAAGAATAAGATTGTTTGTTTTTGTGATCTTGCTGTTTTAGTTAGGAATTTACGTTTCATTTCATCAACAATAGCAGATATAATCGGTTCAATAGTACGAGAATAATAATTAGTCATAGTTTTTTCATCAGCTGTACCATCTAAAACACCTTGTGTAATACCTAACTGGCTATATAGCATGCTCGTTAAATATTCAACTTGTTTTAATAGATTATTTTCAACTGGACGATTTAACTGTGTAATTTTTTCTGTACCATCAGTATACGCTATACCATATTTTGAACCTTTTAATTGTCTTTCTATATCTTGTCTTCTTTCTTCTGCCTGTTGTTTTCTAGTTGGTGATTTGACTACATAAGGTAATTGTATTATTAAATCTAATTTACCTGAACTAGATTGTTCATCTATAGTATCAAGTAAATTCAATTTTCTAATAAGACGTTGTAAAGTAGAATTTGGCTCATTCATAATAGAATATAATGGATTTTCTATTATAGAAACCATTCTTTTTGGTAAAGTAATTTCCTCTTTTAATCCTTTTCGATCGTTATATACTTCTATAGTTACACTATCTGGATACCAAGTTCTTACTTTTCCAGTTCTGATAGTTAGTATATCATATGAATCAGTCTGAATTGGATCTCTTATTGTATCGATTGGAACTAAAACAACATGACCTTCATCAAACATTGACATAACAGCATCTTGAAAAAATGCTCTAGATGTTTGATCTATATTAGCTTCTAATGATAAACAATTATCTAATTTAGAATTTATATAATCTAAAAAACGACCATCATCATCTAGCTTACAATGTCTTATATCTATAGAACAAATATCTAAAGCTATTTTGTTAAATATAGCTGTTATTATAGATCGTTCATTACCTCGTGTCATTCTAATTCTATCTGGTCTATAATATGAACCACCATAACTATAATTATTATAATAAGAAGGATTACTTTTATTTGTAAATGCATTCCACGCATTTTTAAACCTGGAAGTTATTGATAATTCCACTTAAAATTCCTCCTTTTTTATTTTAAAAGTTTTTGTGTATGTGATATAGATCTAGCCAAAGATTTTAAATAATATCTTTTAATAACTTTACCGTTAGAATCTATTATCATAGATTTAGCATGTTTATTTAAAACGGAAGAAACTGTATCTTTTCCATTTCTAATAAATTGTACAGCTCCTTTATGAATTTCTCCCTTTGTAGCTAAATCCATATATCCAAGAGTTAACCCACCAATAATACCAAGTGCTTTAGCAGTTCTTATCTTAGCTAAACGCTTCTGTTCTTTAAATAATGCTTCTTTATATGACATATTCTTATTTGTCATACTTTTAACCATTCTATCTACTCTTTTTATGCTATATTTGTTTTTATTGTAATTATATTTTGAATTACCCATAAGTTTTTTAGCATTATTAATTGTTGTTGAATATTTCTTTTTACCAGCATTAGTTAAAGATCCATCTTTATTTTGGTATCGTCTTATTCCGCCATTTCATACCTAGTATACCATGGTGGTATAGTTCATCTGTATTTTTATATTGCCACATATCTATACCCCCTTTTTGTATTTTAATTCTGTTTTATATTCATATCCATCTCCTGTTTTTTTATCAAATAATATAACTTGAACATAATCTTTTCCGTTTATCGGTATATGTTCTTGTTTTAACATCTTTATATTTTTTATTCATTATCGATAAATTTTTAGTAAAATCTTTAACTTGTTTTTTATAATTATTTTTTACATCGCTTGGAACTAATAATTGTTTTCCAGGAGTAATATTTTTTTTTATAATTCTTGTTGAATCTTCAACTCTAGCAAAAGATTGACCAAATCTATTAGCATCTTTAAAACCTCTTTTTTGTCTTCTTGTATATCTGGTTGATTGTTTTTCAACTTGCTTATCAGTTAATATTTTATTTCCAACTTTTTTATATCCAAGTGGTATTTTTTTTAATGTTCCATCTTGTAAACCTTTGGTCATCATTTGAGCATTCCTTCTTTTTACAAATTCTGGAGCATATCCATTTTCTCCTCCAATTCCATGTTTATGTAATTTTCTTGAAACTTTATTTGATCTATTAACATTTTTTATAACTTGTTTTCTTATACCCCATTTCATGCCTAAAACACCCCAGTGGTAAAGTTCATCTGTGTTTTGATATTGCCACATAATTATCTCCTTTCCTTAGCATAATTATAAACTTTTTTAACACCTTTACCAGCTGCTTTGGCTGCTAGTTTAGCACCATGTTTTGCTAAATCTATAACAGCTGTTGTACCAATAATAACACCACCTAATTGAGCTAAACCTATAGCAGTATTTTGTCTTCCTATTTGTTTAACTCTTTTCTCTCCATATTTAGATAATAATTCTTTACGTGCTTTTGTACGAGCATCACTTTGAATAGACATAGATTTTTCAAAATGTTGTTCCCACATTTTATTATATTTTTGTCCGGATTTTCTAGATCCTCCACCACCATCATCTAAATCTAGTTTATGTTTTTTACCATATGCTATAGCATCTTTTGCTAATTTGTTCACTTGTTTAGTTCTTGGATCTTTTTTTACATATTTATCTGTTAAAGAATCAAATTCTTTATTATAAACTTTTCTAGATACTTTTTGGTATTTGTTTTTACCAGAACTAGTGTAACTACCATCTTTATTCTGATATCGTCTATGTCCCCAACGCATACCTAAAACACCCCAGTGATAAAGCTCATCTGTGTTTTGATATTGCCACATGTATGTACCTCCTTTATTTTAATAAAAATATTTTAAAATGTTTTTTCCCTTTTTAATCCATTCACTAGCGTCTCTTATATTTCTAGTTTTTATATGAACAGGATTGCCATTTAATCTAACATCATGATTTTGAAGGTATTTATTTACTACGCGAGTACCAACCGCAATTGCTGCTGTACCAGCTGCTGCTTTAATAGACATAGTCATAAATCTTTTAGCAGATGCTTTTCTAGAAGACCTTTTAGCTGCTACTTCTGGGGCTTTTCTAGCTCTGGCTCTCTCGATATCATGTTTACTCATTAAATTATTATACTTTTTTTGAAGTTGTTTATCATCAGGATTTTTATCTAATTCTTTTTTAATTTTTCTAGCAGCACTTAAATAACGTCTAGAAAGATCAGAACCAACTTCTTTTCGTATCTGTCCTTTTCTATATGTTGTGTTATCTCTATATGCTTTTTTATATGCTTTTTTTGCATCTTTATATATCTTTTTACTATTTTTATTTGTTTTATCATCTTCATATTCTCTTTGAGCAGCGTTTTTCTTTTTACCAAGCTCGATAGCGTCAGCACGTTTCTGACTATTTTCTTTCCACTTTTTGAAACTATCATCAACTTTTTTATTTTGATGTCTAGCAATAGCGGCTCTAATACCTGTTGATTGATATCGTCTATGGCCCCATTTCATACCTAAAACACCCCAGTGATATAATTCATCGGTTCTTTGATATTGCCACATTATTTATCTCCTTTCTACTCAAAAGCTTCACGATTTAATTTGTATGCAACATATGCATCCATCATTGCAGCTACAGAGTCTATTTTTTGATCATAACGTTTTTTGTATAATTTTCTATTTCCATTTGTATCCTCTAACGTTATACAATTACCCATAGTAAAAGTCATAATTTCTTCATCAAATAATAACAATCTATCCTCTGCAAGTTTTTTTATTTCTCCTAAAGGAACAGATTCTGTCTTAGCACCTTGTATAACTTTTTCTATACCAAATGGACCATTTTCTTTTTCCCATCTATCTACAAAATCTTTTGCATTATATGGGTCGAATCCAAAACATCTAACATCATATTGTCTATCAATAATATGATTGTCTAAATCATCATACACTTCCATCATATTAAGAACAGTTCCAGGCATAACAATTAGTGTGCCTTCTTTTATAAATTCATCATACTTAATTCTCATTGCTGGTTGTAATTTCATAAGAGTATGTTCTGTAATATAATTTCTAGCTTTTATACCAAAAGATGTTCCATTATTAATCGGAAATAAAAATGTAAATGCACAAAAGTCATCACCTTGAGAAAGATCAGCACCAAGTGAACATGGTAGTTGCCAATAATCTCTTTTTCTATGCTTTAGAGTTTCTTCATATGTGAAGAAATATGTATAACCTTCCATAGGAATACCAAATCTTTTTGCTAATATATCATTTCTAGTAGCTGGAGCTTTCTCTGCTCTTTCCACATCTAGTTGATATGTTTCATAACTAACAGTTTTACCTAGATTAGGATTTGCTTTTAGCCACATATCAGGATTTGCTACTTCATCTATAGAATCTAATTTATACCACCATATTGATACATGTGGATTTCTATATTCACCTTTAAGGATGTCCATTAGCTCCATTTTGACAGTATCACCTGGACCATTACGAACTGTTCCTTCTGAACTAACAGCAACAATAAGATAATCTTCATTTTTAGAAGCACCTTGTTCTAATGCACCTATTACATCTTCTCTAACATCACCAGATAACCATTCGTCTACAGTATTTATTCTACTATTTAAACCTTGTAATTTATCTATAGTCATAGGTCTAATTTCACATATAGAACCAGTTAAGAAATTTTCTATTCCCTTTTTCGTAGATGCAAGTTTTACCCTATTTACCTTAGATCCAGTAGTATTATTAATACTTCCTTCTGTAAGAAATTTAAATAATGGACCTTTTGACCTAATGATAGAAGTTCTAATTGGTGATAAAACCTCTTCAGCTTGTTTCATTGTTGGAGCAGTATGAACCTGATGTGTTGTCGTAGTATCAACATTTAAATAGTAACTTTGTATATAAGATTCATATTGAGATTTAGCAGCACCTCTTGCTACTATAAGATATTGTTTATTTGTTAATCTTTTCTTTATTCTTTTATTTACATAATGACCGCCGTGTCCATCTTTAGATGGTATATATACACTTCTATCTATAAAATAATACCATCCAAATATTTGTTCAGCCCATAGTTTAAATGAGTCTAATAAAAATAGATCATTACCATCAGTAAGTGTTAATTCATCCTCACAATAATGTATAAAACCTTCCACAGCTTGATCATCATACCATATTCCAGGATTATCAATTAGTTCATCTATTCTATTCATTTCCATAGATATGGTTTCACATACCGGAATTTCGCCTCTAATTACGGCATCACGAAACATACCATAATATTTAGGCGTTGCTGTATTCGATAATGCCATAATTTATTCTCCTCTATATTTATTATTTTCCAAACATATTCAAATTGTATGGATTTGCATTGGAATATAACCATTTGGTATATTTTAATTTATCATAAATATTTCTACCATTTTTCATTATAGTTTTACCATTTTTTTTTAAATTATCCATGTTTGAATATAACTTATTAATTGTACCAATAGCTGCTACTGTGATACCAACACCAGCTGCAATTTTTGATATTTTAGATTTATTATTTTGTTTATATTGATATTCTAAACTTTGCCTATAATTAAGTGTCTTTAATTCTTCATTAGACATCTGATTTACAGGTTTTCTTTTAATAATTTGAGCACGTCTACTATCTTTGCTTGACGATTTATATTTTCGATATGCTCTATTACTCATTCTATTTTTCTTTTTTCTTTTACCTCCAGAAGAACTAGAGGTTCTGGCTTTTCTATGTCCCCAACGCATACCTAGTATGCCGTGATGATAAAGCTCATCTGTGTTTTGATATTGCCACATAATTATACCTCCTCGTCATCTGTTTCTGCATTAACATTTAGACGCCATTCAAGTTCTCTTATTGATTCTTTTATGGAATCTATTATCGCAGAATTAAGAGGTGGATCAAATAATAATTTAACTCTTAAATGTATATATGATTTAATAGCTGAGTAATTATTCTTATCTTCTATAAAATCACTCCATTTTTCAGTATAACCTTCTATTTGAAATCCCTCTTCACCAACACCAAGTTGATTAAGAATCATAAGAACAGTATTTATATGTATTATTATATCAGTATCAAAATCTTTGCATTCTTTAGCAATACCTAAAAGTTTTTTAATAGATTCTAAAATACTCTTATCCATATAAAACACTCTCCTTATTTAATCTTTATGAATTTCTTCATGCAATAACCTTCAACACCCTCAGAAGTTTTTACTTTATAAAAATAATCTGTTGAATTATCAAGATCAACAACAACTTCAGACATTTTGTCAAGTATACATAATTCTTCAGAATCTACATTAGACTCCTTACGAACACGTAAACGTTCACAATCATCTACAAATCCAATTAATGGTTCGATTTCTGTAGATAATTCTACTACTTCATTATCTACAGCCTTAGACTCTTTATTTTCTGTATCTGGAAATATTTCTTCCAAATTAACGCTCTGTTTACTCTGAGAAAATTTAGAATAATTTTGGTTGTGTGACATGATAAACCTCCTTTCAATGCCTCCAAGGGCATGTATCATTTTTTGTTCTTGTAATAGGACCTGTTGGTAAATGATCCATATTACCATAGTGAATAAAATCATGAGTAAATTTACTTGTACAGACTAAATACTCAGGATTTAATAAAAATTTAGTTTTATTAATAATATCTTCTTTAGTCAATGGATTAATATGATGAATAAGAATTCTATCATGTATCTCATAATCTGGAAAAGCTAAGTCACATCCATTATCTCTAGTAATAACATAATTTCTTATATTTTTCCATTCTTGAGATTTATAGAATAGCTGATTCAAATAACGGTCAAATCCAAACGTGTCTTCTCCGACCTGTCCATATAATCTTAAATATTCTAATCGTTCATCAAAAGTTTTAAAGGTGATCAATTCTGAATATGTTCTAATAATCTTCTGGTTCATCTTCATCACCACCATTACCACTATACTGTCGCATAGCAGAAATAGCATTTGCATAAAGTTCTTCAATTCTTTTTGCTGATTGAAGTGCTTCAGTCTTTGCTGAAATAAGATCTTTCTGTTTCAAAAGAATCTCTTTTTCGATTCGTTCTTTTGTTGAACCTAATTTAAGATAATGTGTAATAACCTGTGAGGATGCTGTACCATCTCTCAACTGTTGTTCTGCTAATTCTGTGGCTAGATAAATCAACTGATTTTCTCGAGCTTCCGGAGTTAATGCTGGTCGGATATTATCAGACTTACTTAGTTTCTTTGTAGTATCTCTAACTTTAGCCACAATATTTTCTCCTTTCATAGCACTTTTATAAGTGTTTATATATACTTAGATAGCATTTAAAGTGACTTATAGGAAGACAACAATAATATATTCAAATTAGAAAGGAGAATAAACATAGCGTCCAACTAAATAGGAGGCATTTTGGTTATCCGGTTAACCAATCATAATTAACCTATAAATCACTTTAAATACTATCTAAGGAAAAACTAATAACTGTAATTCAAAAACAGACTCAAAAAATCACCCCCGGGGAAAAAATAAAG